CGTTGATTTAGATGAAGCTGAAGAAGCGCAGGCGTTATTGAGCCTTGATCCTATTGCGGCTATGGCGGCAAGTGATAAAGCGAAACTGGATGAATTAATGCGCGCAGTACAATCAGACGATGAGCGTGTACAGCAAATGATGGCTGATATAGCAGAGCGGGAAGGGATATTACAAGATGGACAAGACGAAAAATATACTCGTAATATCCAAGCGCCTATTTATACGCCAAAAGGCGACAAGCCTACTATAAATGAACTTTACGATGAAACCCGAACCACTGAATTATTAACAGAGATTAATGAATCGGATTTGCCTGAAGACGAAAAGGAGTTTTTGAGAGTAGCGGCCAGGAGACATACCATTTTGAATTATAAGAAAATTGCTGAATATTACGCACATTCAGACGAAAAATTACAGAAGCTGATGGAAAATTCAGCACTTGTGATTATTGATTTTAATCGAGCCATTGAACTTGGTTATGTCAAACTATCTAACGAGATTGCCAGCCAATATATAGATGAGTACGGCGATGAATAATATCTTTGTTGTTTTTGTTGTGACACACGGACGCCCTGATAGGGTGATCACCATTAAGACGCTCCGCAAGCAGGGCTATACCGGGAAAATATATCTGATTATGGACGACGAAGACACCTCCATTCCTGAATATAAAAAAGCGTATGGGGATCAGGTCTTAGTTTTTAGTAAGCAAAAATATATAAACCTTACAGATGATGGGGACAACTTTGAAGAAAAGCGAGCGGTTGTTTATGCAAGAAATGCCTGCTTTGAGATGGCAGAAAATATTGGGGTGAAGCTATTTATTGTTTTAGATGATGACTATACCGAGTTTAGATTTAAGACCGATGGCCGATTCAATTACGACGATAAACAGATTAAAAATCTTGACAGGACTTTTAATGATCTATTTGATTATTATTTGAGTATACCTGCAAAAAGTATTGCGATTTCGCAGAATGGAGACTATATCGGGGGAGCTGGAAATAACCTTCACACCAGTCTCGGGCGACGCAGAAAATGCATGAATTCTTTTTTTTGTTCCGTAGACAGACCCTTTCAGTTTTTAGGAAAAATCAACGAGGATTTAACTACCGCGACAAGGCTCCAAAGTTTAGGCAACTTATTTCTTACATATCCGCTACTCTCTCTTCAGCAAATTGAAACTCAACAGAATAGAGGCGGACTTACAGATATTTATTTAGCATTAGGTACTTACGTTAAATCGTTTTACTCAGTTATGTATCAGCCAAGCAGTATAAAAGTGTCAATGATGGGAGATAGTCACAGGCGATTACACCACAAGGTTAACTGGGAATGCACGGTTCCTTGCATTCTCAGTGAGCAATACCGCAAGGCGAGTCGTGTAACAGGTGAAACACTATAAAAATGGCGAAATTCAGCACAGACAGACTTATCACTCTCATTGACGAATACAGCGGCAATTTATCGGCTGTTTCACGGGCTCTGGGAGTCAATAGGCTCACGGTCTATCGCTTTATGGAAAAGCATCCAACCGTCAAGCAGGCGTTATCCGAAGCGCGCGAGAAGATGATTGACAACGTGGAATCGAAGTTATACAGCAAGGCGTTGGATGGCGACACGACCGCTATGATCTTCTTCCTCAAGACGCAGGGCAAGTCTCGCGGCTACGTTGAGCGGCAGGAAGTCACGGGCGCTAATGGTAAGCCCGTGGAAACAAAGATAACCGAGATAGTAATCAGAAAAGAAGTCGATGGCGACCCAACAATCGACTGACCTGTTCGATATCGACCAGAGCGGTAAATTAACGCTCAATTTTCACTCTGGACAGACGAAGGCGTGGGATAGTGATAAGCGCTTTGTTCTGATGTTAGCTGGAACGCAAGGCGGGAAAACATCATTCGGACCGTGGTGGTTATGGCGTGAAATCCAAAGAAAAGGGCGCGGCGATTATTTAGCTATCACGACCTCTTACGACCTGTTCATTCTCAAGATGCTGCCAGAGCTACGCAAAGTATTTGAAGGTGTGCTAAGGATAGGGCGCTGGTGGGGCGGATATAAGGTCATTGAGCTTTGCGATCCAGAAACTGGTAAGTTTTTAGCTAATTTCCAATCTGATGAAATGTGGGGGCGGATAATTCTCCGTTCTGCCAATGCCGAGTCCGGGCTTGAAGCATCTACAGCCAAAGCAGCTTGGTTAGATGAATGCGGGCAAGATGAATGGACGATTGATGCGTGGGAAGCTATTCTGCGCCGTTTATCAGTAAATCATGGCAGGGTACTTGGAACGACCACGCCTTATAATGTTGGCTGGCTCAAGACGCACTGGTATGACCTATGGAGAGCTGGCGACCCTGATTATGAGGTTGTCAGATTTAGCAGTAACTTGAACCCAGCGTTTCCACAAGATGAGTATGAACGGGCTAAGCGGACGATGGCAGAGTGGCGCTTCAAAATGTTTTACGATGCTGACTTCACAGTCCCCGAAGGCTTGATTTATGGAATATTTAGAGATGAATGGTATGTTGATAATTTCACTCCGCCACCCGAGTGGGAGCGCATAATTGGTCTTGACTTTGGCGGTGCGAATACTGCTATCATTTGGTTGGCAGAGGACGCCTCTAAATCTCCATCTCTATGGTATATCTATGATGAATATCTTGGTGGGAATAAACCAACAAGCGACCATGTTAATTATGTGCTGAGTAAATTACATAGAGAAGATGTGATAAAATACACAGTAGTTGGTGGAGCTGCGGGTGAGACGCAGCCAAGAATGGACTGGGCTGATAGTGGGCTTACAGTTTATCGACCTTATGTGTCAGATGTTGAATCTGGCATATCCGCAGTGCTGGAGCTTATGAAAACTGGACGCTTGCGTGTTATGAAAAGATGCGAGGGGATAAGAAACGAAATTTCTATTTATCACCGCAGATTAGACGGGAATGGTGTTGTGACCGATGTAATTGAGAATAAGGAGATGTTCCACCGTCTTGATGCATTAAGGTATGCAGCAACCATGATAGCGAAGTATAATCAGACTGGAGGGATTTTCGCATAATGGCAAATATATTCTCTCGATTAGCACGCAAGGAAAAGCGCACCGTTGTCATTCCTCTCTGGGAAGATAACCGACCTCACTATTCTGCGATAAGTTATGATACTGTTGTCAAAGAAGGCTGGCGCAAGAATGAGCTGATTTATGCCTGCGTTGACAGAACGGCACGCACTGCCTCGCAGGTCGCCACGAAAGTTATTGACAGCAAAGGAAATGAACTTGACGATCACCCATTGAGGCGCTTACTTTCCAATCCTAACCCGTACATGTCCGAGTATGATTTCTGGCAAGCCGTTATTATTTATCTGAACCTTGCAGGGGTTGCATACTTCGAAAAGGAGCGCTCGAACTCTGGCAATGTGGTTGGATTGTGGCCGATGCGTCCTGACTGGACTGCACCGATAAAATCGTCAAGCCAGTTCATTTCTGCTTATGAATATAGAGTTCCCGGACGCCAGCCTATTTATCTTGAGCCTAAGGATGTTCTCTCGTTCAAGAACTATGACCCATTAGATGCTTATGCTGGTTATCCGCCTGCTGCTGTAGCTGCACGGATTGGTGATATTGACAATTCTGAAACCGACTTTATCAAGCTGTTCTGGGAGCATGGCGGTGTCCCGACTGGATTACTAACATCCTCTCAACACCTCTCTGAAGCGCAAGTTGAACTCATTCGCAAGCGGTGGCGTGAGCGCTATGGTGGCTCTGAAAACTGGCTTGAACCCGCTGTTCTGGATGCTGATGCAAAGTATGAAAAGACTGGCTTATCATTCGAAGAGATGGGCTTTGAAACTTTGGATGATAGAAACGAAGCTCGTATCTGTATGGTGTTCAATGTCCCGCCGATTATCGTTGGAGCTGCGGTTGGCTTGAAGCGTTCAACCTACTCAAACTATGAGGAAGCCCGCAAGTCTTGGTGGCAGGACACGCTGATTGGGCTGTATGAGCATTTCGATGATGTGATAAATGCCCAATTGTCCCCAGAGTTTGGCGATGTAAAGATGCGCTTTGACTACTCTCGAGTCCCAGCACTGCAAGAGGATATGAGCAAAGAATGGCAGCGTTATTTGCAAGCTGTGCAAGCTGGGGTGATCACAGTCAACGAATTTCGGGATGGCGTAGGACTGCCAACCGTAAATGGTGGTGATGTCTTGTTACGTCAGCTGAGCACTTACGAACAGCCCGTATCAGTCAAATCCTCTTTACTTACCATAGAGGCTAAGGCACATGAGGATAAGGATTATCGGGTTGATGATGAACGCAAATTCATTAAGAAGCTTAGTGATTTTCTTGATGACCAACTTGACCGAGTATTGAAAGAAGTCGGTGTTGAGACTGGCAAGAAGTCTATATTCTCGGACGACTTTTGGTTTGCCGAGTTTGAAGCGCTCAAAGAGGTTATGCTGTCACTTTACAAGGGCGTGTCCAAAAGTGCAGCTAAGAGGGCGTTAGACGAGCTGCTT